GTACAGAGGAGGAGAAGAAGATGTTGCGTACTCTCTTTGGCCAGAATACAGGTGGTGGTGTTGCTCCGTATGTCGATGAATTGGCGGGCGTTCTGCAGAACAAAGCGGATGTAATCTCCTGTATGTTTGCCCTCCACTATTTCTTCAAGGATAAGACGACCTTTGATGGCTTCCTGCGAAATGTGGCCGATTGCTTGAAGGTGGGTGGATATTTCGTAGGGTGCTGCTTTGATGGTGGCTCTGTCTTTGAACTTCTACGTGAAGTGAAGACGGGTGATTCGCATGTTGGAAAGCAGGGTGAAGAGACAATCTGGACGATTCGCAAGGACTATGAAGGTACTGAACTTCCTACAACGGATGATGGCTTTGGAAAGGCCATTACAGTAGAGTTTGCCTCCATTGGGCTTCCTCACCAGGAGTATCTGATGCCGTGGGACCTTCTAGTGGCGAAGATGGATACAATTGGCTGTGAACTCGTAAAGGACCCTGTGAATGAACTCGGTCTGAAAACTTCAACCAATCTCTTCTCAGCGAGTTATGAAATGACAAAGGACCGCAAGTACGGCCTGGAGAAGTTTCCTGCCATTCAGCAATTCAGTTTCATGAATCGCTGGTTTATCTTCAAGCGCGTGACAGATGGAAAGGTGGTGGCTGCGAATGCACCGAAGGTGCAAGCACCTGTAGCACCTGTTCTTATGAAGCAGGGCAGTGCATCGCGTCCTGGAGAGTCTGTGGCGGAGGATCTTGAGGCCGAGGAGGCGGAGGACTTTGTGAAGTCAGTGAAGCCAGTTGAGCCGCAGGCGACCTATGCACCAGGCCAGGTGGTCCAATTCTCAATTGAGGCACCGATGACCAAGGATGATAACACACGCAAGTGGCTCTCCCTCATGATTCCTGTGAATATCCCTGATCAGGAGGATCCGAAGACAGTCTATCCTACGATTGAGCATTTCCTAGCGGGTATGAAGTACAAACTCTTCTCCAATCAACCTGAGAGAGCCGCACTCTTCCAGACCACTGGCTTCTATGGAACATCGCTTGCACAACTCAAGGTTGCGGCACAGACAAAGGCCAAGAAGTACTATGATTTGCTGACAGAGCAGTTAACACTTATTAAGAAGAATCTCGTAGGTGATAAGAAGACCTTATTCAGGGAGAAAGCAGACTCTGGAATCTTATGGAGCGATGAAAAGATGCGACTCCTGAAGTATGCCCTTGAACTACGCTTAGAGAAGGACAAGGACTTCCAGGCAGTACTACAAAAGGTAAAGGGTGAGCGTAAGTATCTCCTTTCAACGGGTGCAGTAGAGCCGGATTTCAATGGTGAATTTAAGCAGCGTAAGATTGTAGGTGAGAATAAACTAGGCAAGGCGCTTATGGAACTTGTAGACTATACGGTATAAGTAGAATGGAGTATATGGACACCTTAAAAGATTCAGTAATGACTTCTGTTGCTTTAAAGATTTTTTCTTCTGAAGAAACTGCGAGTCGTGCACATATATTTAAGAGTACTTTTACAGTCCTTGAGAAATCTTTATGGAATGACTTGAAGAATTTTAATCCTGACCGGCTTTCAAATGCGCCTTACAAAAATAAGCCCCGAGGCGAAAATAATATGAAGTCGGTAAATTTTCATAAGAAACAGATACAACAATACGGCCAGACGTCACCTATTTGGGTTGCAAAAGATGGAAATACACTTACTCTGCTAGATGGGGCACATCGCCTAGTGGCAACCTATTTAGCGGGAAAATTAAAGATTCCTGCATTTATTGTTGACCTGTCCTAAAGATTGGCCTCTTAGATACTATAAGAAGAATGCCTGAAGACTGGCAAGTGCTCGCCACGAAGAATAAACATCCTCGTGATGATCATATCAGATTTTTTGAGCCTACTCACACCTATTACATTGACGGGAGTTCCACAAATGTCATCTCCTGTACCGGATTTCTCCACAATTTTTTCCCCCATTTCGATCCGAAGGCGACTATTGCTAAAATGATGCGCTCGCCGAAGTGGCCGCAGTCAAAGTATTTTGGAAAAACGGCGGAAGAGATTGAAAAAGGCTGGTCAGATTCAGGAAAAGAAGCGAGTGGCCTCGGAACGGCTATGCACTTGGCCATTGAACAATTTCTAAATGGTGCTCTGGACCGAATTGATCCGGCTGTGAAGGAGACGCCCGAGTGGCAGTATTTTATGAATTTCTGGTCGGTTCATGGCCATGACCTGGAGCCCTTTCGTATGGAGTGGGAGGTCTGGTCGGCTGCACATCTTCTCTGCGGCAGTATAGACGGCGTATTTCGTCGTCGCTCCGATGGAAAGATTGTGATTTATGACTGGAAACGCTCAAAGGAAATCAAATCTACGAATGACTTTGAGCACGGCTATCCGCCGCTTGAGCATCTACCAAATTGTAATTACTGGCACTATACTCTGCAATTAAATACATATCGCTGGTTTCTTGAGACCCTTTATGGTCTTGAAGTCGGTGATTTGTATTTAGTAATTCTGCATCCTAATAATCCTAATTATCGCCGCATTCGTCTCAATCGTCTGGAGAAGGAGGTTCTCGATATGCTCGAGTGTCGTACACGAGCCCTGAAAGCGGGTGGAAAGCAGACAATTCTTCTACCGATGCCCGATTGTCAGATGGATTAGAGTACTATTAGTGCCTCTTTGAGTGTATCTGGAAGGATATCCACTGTTAGAGGTGAAATGGGTTCGCCCTTCTTCACTAGGAACGAGTATGCACCGTCGATATAAAATACGACATATGCATAATCACTGAAACCGATGACTCCACGGGGTATCTCGTCGCCATCATTAAATATAGCAAATCCAGTTTCAGGTTTTTCAAACATACCAATTATCTCTTCTACAAACTCTGTATTTACGAAGGGTGGCTCATCTTTTGGCTCAATTGTAAGTCCGTATTCGAGTGCGTCATAGCGATCCTGGTTGCCCTTTCGCTCTGTCTCAAAGGGAACAAGTTCATAGGTTGCATCATCCCCTTCTAGAAGATTGAGTACAAAATCTGGTAAGGTGCTGGCCTCAGCAGGAGCCACAGGAGCCTTGCCTTTGGCTACAGGCATAGCCACAGATTTGCCCTCCTCACGTGAAAACTCCTCGAAGAAGTGGGGAATTTCAGGTGTTCTCTTCTTACAATCCATGTTCATTAACTCGGCCCACTCAGATGTATCTTCAGGTACAATATACTGGTCAATCATCCGCACAGCCCCACTGAGTTTAGAGAGTGTTCCAATCCGACGGTTGCGCTCTTGTAAGATTTGTGCACGACGACGAGGAAATCGTATAAGTTCTTCAATCAGTCGTAGTAAGAACACTCTGCTCATATCAGTCTTATCCACATCAGGAAGCGCCTTCACGTGGAGAAGGCATCGTTTTTCATCGGGCCGCCATACACAGCGATTGGAGGCACTGCAGTCACCCTCTGTCAACTTTCTACAGTCGACACGAACCACGGAGGGTACTTTACTTTTTGGCTCATGGTCCGTATCAATAAATTGCTTCATGCGGTCAGCCAGTAAAATCTGTAGAAGTTCACGTTTTCTGCCCACAGAGAGATTGTATCCGAGTTCTTCTGAATACGGCATAATAATCTCCTGAATTTTGTTTTTCCAAGGAATGCCCTCTTTTGATAAAAGCCAGTTGCTGACGGAGAGGCGGAAATGCTGGAAAATCTCCTCGACGTCGTTCTCTGTTTCAATCTCTGTTGTAATGGAGACTGTTTTCTTATCTGCACCTGTCTTCTTATCACTCGCGGTCTCTGTTGGCCGTCCAATCTTCTCGTTAATAGTCCACTCAAATTCAATCTCCTTCAAATCACTAATCGGCCCTGGAATCTCATCTTCAGCCACATTGGCATCTGAGACAGGAACAAAAATACCATTTTCAAACTGGATGGCTCGGATGGCCTTTGTTCTTCCATACGGAAGACGAATAATTCTTTGGGGCTTATATCCAGGATAGTCGGCAAACTTCGCCTCATTTTCCTCATAAAAGGACCATGCAACTTCAACAGGCGCAGGCGTAAATCCCTCCCATCCGAAATAGATCACAAGACTATTTTGAGTCTGCATGAACCCGTCATCAATCACAGGAAATGCGATTTCATTGTCCTCGTCGATTTTAAATGTCACTGCAACAACGTGATTATAGACATCGCGAATTACACCTACAAAGGTTCCAACCTCGCTCAGAATTCCAACTAATGCAGTCAGCGTAGGTAGTGTATTTTCAGGGCGTGCTAATTGTTGAATTCCAGTATAGACTGTCGGCGCCTCGTTTGCACACTTTGTCCTAAATGTTTGGATAGCATCAATAACTGCCGCAGGTAGTTGAGGGGACTGTGTATTATCACTCTTTACACGCATTGTATGAATATGTCTAGCATATCCACGCGCATCTACTGAATTCTTCAAGAAGAAGAGCGGCTCCCAAATCTCCTCTCTATGAATTAAAAATCCAATATCACATGACTCCATTGTTTCGGTGACTCCAAAGGGAGGGCAGCGAATTGTATAGTTGGTCTCATCTGTCATCTCAATCACTATGAAGAGAATACCAGGTCTGTCTAGTTTAGTTCCCTGTTTGTTAATAAGAGCAGGCATGAAAATATTCGGCTGTGCCAAGAGATGTGCAAACTGACGATACTCTTTTAGTTTCTTAGGATTATTCAGGAAATTCATGAAATTATCGTAGGACTTCTTGATGCGTGCAATGTAGGGATACTGTTGGGAGCGTTTCGGATTTAAGTTTTTTACAGCAAAGCGAGTGAGTTCAGCCGCAGTATATTGTTCATTTGATAGAGCAGGTGTATAGAATTCGAGCATCAGATTTCCAAAGTTAATGGAAGTGAAGAGTTTCACACCTGAAGGACCACTAAAGAGTTCACGAAGGCGAAGGCGTACATCAGTTGCTGAATTCTTCTTGAAAAAGGGCGCAATGGCTGCAAAAAAGGATTCAGGGCGACGAGAGAGACGATTATCGGCTGCGATGCGGAAAAAGCCTTCTGAGATCGGCTTCATTCTCATTGTCATTCCTTTTGTCACAAGCGAATCTGGATTCTGATGAAAATAAGTATCAAGAACACTCGGAACAAGACCAAGTTGCGGCTCACCACCTTTCATCTCCAAAGGAAACTTTGTATCTTTTACGACTGTACGCTCATGAGTACGATTTAGAACATCTTCATAATTGATCCCTTCAATATCAGCATCCTCGTCATATGCATCCTCCTCTTCTTGTGGCGCCTCTGCAGCCTCAAGTGCCTCTTCAGCAACAGGTCCAGACTTCTTCTCCTCTTCACGCTGCTTTTTGAAGAATTCGATGAATTTTCCCTTTGACGTAAACTTTTTCTTAGTGAAGCAGCACGGTAGACCCCAGTGGGCTGGGTGCGCATCCTTATTCATAAATCCTACATATTTCATCTTTTCACGTTTGTAGACGGTTGCACCTGGGTCCTTCTTCTTCTTCGTATCGATTAAACGACCATTACAGAAGGGGCAGTGATTGGCAAGTTTCGGCTTCCCCTTAAATTCTTCATCAGCCTCTGGACGAAACTCACCCTCCTCCTCAAATTCACTCGGCCTGAGAGGTATTTCATCCTCAATGCAGAAATATTCAGAGCAGATATAGTATCGTTGGTCTTTCAGAGTTGTTCCATACTTCAGAACTGAAAATGTATTATCGTCAATCTCCTTTTCCGTTGCATACGTATCCGCAAGTTTCGATTCTCCAGAAGGAACTGGGTTTTTGTAGGAGACTTCGATAAACTCGACTTCATTCTCTGCGATATTGGCTGCGTAGAGTTCTAACATGCGTTGGTACTGTTTCTCGCCAAGAACGGCAGGCTGTCGCATCTGGGCAAATTGGCACATCTGGCCATAGCCATTTTGTGTCGTCTGCCCCTCTCCAAATCCGAAGAGTGTTGGGTCAGCTTGTTGAAGGCGCTTAATAAAGTAGTTTGCAATGGAGAGTTTTGACTTTGATTCATCTACAGGCACTGCAACCTTAGGAGATTCCTGGCCAACCTCTTCAAAGGCGACTGCTTTGGCAAGAGTGGCAATGGCAGCCTTGTCGACAGGCTTTGCTACAGGGTAGGTCATCATAACAGATAAAAGTGTAAGAACTCTCTGGAGATTTGTAATGGAATCCACACGTTCAATCTGAAATGTGTAGGTCGGATGGTGAGCGGTAATATTAATATCAATTCCTGGATTATATTTGAGTCTGAATACACTGTATTTAGGTACTACAGGTATAATCTCCTCGGCCCGCTCTGCAAATTCTTGGAATTCCATTTGCGCTTGTTTGTAGGTAATTTCAAAGGCCTCTGCGGTTTTTGTGATAATTGTCTCAGGCGGTATTTTCGTCGCCACAAGTTGTGACATGTAGAGTTGAACACGGTCCTGTGCATAGAAGTTACTGATTGCCTTGTAGCGAAGTGACATGAGCGAGGGTGAGTTAGGGGGCGGTGGAATCTCCTGGAAGAAACTACCAAAGGCCTCGAGGCGTTTGGACAGTTCACGGCGTTCGATTTTATCTCCTTTGATAGTGATACTCGCCTGGAATGACATTTCATTTAGTTGCGGGTCCTCGGCCGCAAAGGGAAGTCCTTGAATTCCCTGTTGAATACGCTGTCTGAAAAGTTCAGCACTCTCAGCCTCAAACTGGCGCTGTCCTTTACGAGGCTGAACGACAACTGCGGCTGTACCATCATCGAGAACTTGTAGAGTAGCATATTCATCACCAATGTCAATCTTTCCAAAGAGAAAATCGTTTTTGGGCGCAGGATTCTTTTCACGAGCCCATTGAAGAATGAGGCACGGATCTGCAAGAGCAGGAACAGGAACACCACCCTTCAGTACATGGAGTTTTGTGACGGGCGTGGAGTCCTTGGGAAGAAGTCGTAGAAAGGGACGTACGAGGTCAACAGACTGTTCATAGAAGAGTGTATCCACTGTTTTGCTGTCCGTTCTATGCAGCCATACAAGACGCAGTGACTTGATTCCTTCAATGCGCAAATTTACATCGCCTGAAAACTTTGCTAGACTCGGTTCAATGGTTTTCTTCAAGAGAACTTCGCGTGCTGTGAAATAGGTGCGGGCGCGTTTGAGTTCAACGGCTTGCTCTGCAGGAACTGCATCACCCTTCGTTGTATTGGAGATATAATCCGAGTTAAAATACGGTTTGATATATCCGAGATAACGCGCCTCATTACCTAAGGTTTTCTGGGCAGCAACAATCTCAGAGAGTAAAAAGAGTCGAAGAATCGGTTCCTTTTTGGCGTAGAGATAGGTGTCCTCATAGAGAGTTCGGCTACGAGAAACAAGATTAATTGTCTTTTTATTTCCACCATCGTCAACGAAGGCCTTATTTCTATCAGTCGACAGTGGATCATCAAAGGACATCGGTTTCTTTGAACCAGGCTCTAAGTAATATGCATCAAGCGCCTGGTATTTTTCGGTCTCTTCGGTGTATTCTGCAAGAAACTGGAATTGCGGGGCAAACTTGGCCTCATTTTTTTTATTGTAAATGGCCAGTTTGATGTCATTGATCGTATAGAAAGGAAAAATATTGATCTCAATGACTTCAGTGGGTTCTTCACCCGTTTCAAGAGGACTCTCGGTGAAATATTGGATTTCAAGAGTGATTGGACCAAAGGGGTCGGATAGACTCGTATAGAAATCAGGCTCAAAGAGTGTTTTCCAGAGATCAATTTCATCGGCAATAGAGCCGGCGATACTCTCTTGATTAGAGTTCTGACTGCCCTCCATCTATCTGTTATTCGGATATTGTCCCTATGACAAAACTCGACGCGTCTTTTTTAGAGTCATATTTCGGAGAGTCTGTGATTTTTACACCACAGTAAGAGACGGGGTGTGCAGAGAAGTCTTCGTAGGTGTAGATTCCTTGCTCCTCTGAAATTTTCAGGAGCCAGCCGAAATTATTCCAGAAATCAGGGCCGTGGCCAATAGTTGTTGTAATCATATGCGCCATTTCATGGAGAGCCACGAATGTCATGACATTCTCCTTGACAAGGGACTCATTGTTTCCTTGGCGCTGTCGGAGACAGAGGTGAACGGATTCACCTTTATTGACGCTGTACGAGGTGTGCTCAGCATCCGGAGTTGATTCGCTGATTCGCGAGGGTTCAGGCTTGAAATTCTGTCTAAGTTGTTTGACTTGGAGTTTCTCAGGATAGGTGGCAATCAGATAATTGTAGAGTTTCTGCATACGCTGGCGAACACGAGCAAGAAGATCCGCGGCCTCCTGTTTATCAGGCATATCACGGACCTGGTAGGTGTTTCCATCAACGGAACTCTTTACAGAGACAGTTGGATAGGCACTGGTCTGTATATTTGACAGGGCACTAAACATATTTTTTGATATGTTCTGGAGCCATGATGAGTCGGACATATCACTTACTAGTGCTTCCGATTTTTGCGGGATTTCTTGTTAGCACGGCTATGACGCTTGGTGTGGCGCTTACGGTGCGTCTTGCGGGCATGGCGACGACGACGGCGACCTCCACTTACACTATTTGGAACACTATTAGAATTATTATTATCCTGGTCGCACATATCAAGAATATCTTGTATTTCTTGAATTTCTTGGTCTAGCAGTTGTTGATCACTGGGGTTTGCGGTCTCTTGTTCTTTCTCCAGGCGCGCAATTTCATTATATGCTAATGTCCTCTCTGCTTCCAAATCGGACTGTGCACCAGCTCGTGTATTGTTATTTGCGTTTTTAGATTGTTTTACTGCCATACAAGCAGCTTCAAGTCGTGTAGGACTATACGAGTTTAAATTATTTCCGCTATTGTTCATTCTATATTCTCATACGATTTTTTATAAGAAAATCAAATGAGAGTTTTAAAGAATTTACGCATTTAGTGCGATTTAGTTGATTTCCAGTGTGCGGCGGTTCACGTCAGGGTCGATCGTCGTCTGGTAGAAGACGGAAACCGGTACCTGCGGATTCGGGGGCTCACTGCGGAGCTGGTAGTTGGCATTGCGGAGGGACTGGCCGACCGTGTTGATGCCGATGAGCGCACCCGCACTGAGGAAGTTCTTGCCCTTGAGGGAGCCAGTGCCCATCGGGTTCTGCTGCGCCCAGACAGAGTTCGGGTCCTTCGGGAGGAGTTCACTCGGGGTCAGTTGGTCACGCGGGTAGCAGCCCGCAGGCGCCTGCGCATCACCAAAAGCAGCAGGGCCCTCGGCTGTGCCCAGATCAGCAAAGCCCTGCGTCACATTCGCAACTGCATCAGAGGGACCACTCGCATTTGTAGGGACATCCGTCGTCTCCTTCTTGCGCCTCTCACCAGGCACGTCATTCTGCCCAGGCTCCTCCGCATAATTAGCGGCAGGGCTGAGCGTGCCCTCAAAGCCCTCACGTCTACCAAGGAGACCCGCCAGTGTCGGGTCAAGGATATAGAGTCCAGCCACAACAAGAACAACTAAGATTGCAGAAGTTACAACCGTGCGTGTATTGAGACCCATGGCCATTCTGATTCTGTTATAGGACAATCCTATATTTTTCGGAGAATCGGGAAAATTATCTTCAATCGGATTCTATATCCGAATCATCAGAATCCTCGCTGTCGTCCTGTACATCACCATATTCGCGAAGATATCGCTCCTTCAACTCCTCCACCTTTAGCCGGGCAATCGCTGACCGTAACTTTGCACGGCGAAGGCGCTGGCGTTCACCAGATCGCTTATCATCCATTTCAATCTCCAGCGATGCATGGGATTCGGACAGAGGGATATCCGTAGATTCAATTAAGTCATTTGCTTGGGTGGACCCAGGTTGAATTACAATATTTCGGACCAGGGGCGCTTCTTCAGGAGTTGTGGCTCTCGGAGTCGTAGATTCAAGAAAACTTATCGGTATCCGGGGATTACTCTCAACAAATGATTGGACAGTAAAGAGCAGAACAAATCCTTTGCTCTGAATTTTAAAATGTTTGGGTACCCATCGAACGGAGACCCAACGCGACTCGGGTGTATAGTCAAACGGTGCAAACTCAAACTTCAGATTCTTTCGTAGTTTCTCAAGTGAGATTGCCGTCGTAAACCATGATACAATCTGCGGCTGTATGGTATTTACAAGGACATCACGAGATACCTCAATCTTTTCTGCTGCAGGGGCAAGTACCTGTGCGGGCTTTGAGATATCAACAGGGTCAGTGACAATAGTAAAGTCGCTTTCCTTCACATTTGCAACATAGATGGAGTCCTTTGAGTAGAAAACAGGTCCTTCCAGTGAAAGCTTCATTTCTGCGGGAAGTAGATAAAAATGGAATCCAAAGAATCCACAGGTAACCCACAGGCAGTTCAATGCCGTCCGAAAAACAGCCAATGATTGAACGTATCATTATGTATCTTCAAAAGGAAGAGAGTCTCAAGAAATTACATCATTATGTGATGGATCCACTTCTAAATCATATTCTGGAGAGAGTCTTTCCGTATATTGTCCTGACATGTGTCCTTTTTGGACTTCTGCTTATATTGGCTATGTGTACATTTGCAGCCGTTGTCTTACAGATGAAGAATGCGTCTAGCCTACCAAATGTCTTTGCTCCTATGGTAGGAGATGGCGCTTGATAGGAATCAATTCGGTGATTTAGTTCGTAATTGGGTTCACTATGATAATCTTTCCCAAAATCTAAATCGTCAAATTCAAAATGCCCGGAAAGTGAAGGAGGAGTTTGAAGTAAAGATTATGAATTCTCTTAAAGACTACAAGATGGAAAATGCGATTATTCAGGTGGCCGGCGGAAAACTCAGTATTGCTGAGGAGAAACACACGAATCCTCTGACAAATTCGCGTATTGAAGAACTGCTACATGAATATTATGAGCGAACAGGGCGGAAGGCTGCAGATGAGACTGCGGAGATTATGAAGTTTCTCAAGGCGGAACGTGGCTCAACCACAAGCAAGAAACTTAAAAAGCAGACAGCCTAAATATGGACCTCAAATACACTTTAGTATGGTCATTAATGTCTAACTTTCAACGGAACTTCACCCACTGGCTGAATTCAGATGTCTATTTAAATCACGGAACAGATCATGTAAAAAGACATTATTTTCTACGGAAACTCATTGATACAATTCTAATTAGTATGAAAAAAGAGGGATATTCATTTTGCCTTGGACCCAATGAACTTGTACACAGTTTCTTCCGACTTGTCTTTTACACTCTTGAAAAGAGACGATACACAATCCCTCAAAATGAAGAGGCGTATCCTGAAGACTTGGACTGGTATTTACATGTACTTGGAGATGAATGGTGGGATATGCAATGGGAACGATGGGACCAACTGGGAGATTTTTTTGAGAATCCGCTCTTTTCTGCAAAGATTCGTGGGATACTGCCACTCTTTATGTGGACTTTCGTAGACATCGCCAATTCAAGAGCAACTTCAATGGGTGATGATTCAGAACATGAAGACGAAGGGTATCAGAGGAAAAGGGATATTGATCCGTATGTACTTGACCAGATGAGTCGTAGTGGCACTACAAAGGCGGGGCGCTGGGAATAGCGTAGCGGCTTAGTTGCTCCACTTATTTGTGCTGAATGGCATCACACCAATGTTATCAGCCTCTGACTTGTAGTGAGCCACCTTCTTATCAAACTGCAGGGCATCAGGGCTCTGCGGCGTTCCCTTTGCAACAGCAGTCGCATCATGTGCACTCTGCGAAGGCTTCTGGCCATAACAGTTGACACCGAACTTCATTTCAGGATTATCGAAGAACCCTCCATTTAATCCGGGATTTCCACAGGCCATGCGCTGGTCCTCAGGGCCCGCCTGTAACTTCTCATATGTGTCCTTCTGGGTGGGGTAGACCGCCATCTGTCCCTTTACCCAGCCATAGTTGCACCAATCGGCACCCTGCTCCCATGACTGCTTAACCTGGTCATATGTCGCCAGTTCGGCACCGAGCGCCTTACAGAGCGGCTCGGCATCATAGTATGTAAACGTATTCTTGCTTACGTTGAAAACTTGTGACCCACCTTGGGGCAGAATTTTCTCAACAACTGAGTTTGGCGGAGCATTGCTATCTGAAATATCAGGTGGAGGCGCAGTGACAGGCGTCATAGGATCCGACGGAGGAGGCGGTTCCGTCTGCATGCCAAACGCAGTACGCATAGATGCAATAATCTTATTCATACCATCATTGACCTGCTGGTTAAAATAGTAGAGTAAGATAAGAATTACAGAAACAAGAACTACAAAACTCAGAAGTCCAAGCCACGGTATCGACGATACAGTAGGCATATTCGGCATTGTGGGCATTGCAGGCAGGTTCGGCATCATCTTACTTGCATTCCTCGATACATTTGTGGCAATCGTATTTATAGAATTTGTCACTCCAAGCGGCAAAATGCTATTCATTGATTTGATGCCTGTGTTTTGGGACATCTTCTCTGATAGGCAGAACGATTAGATTTCAGCAAGGCATCGTTGAATCTGCTGAACAAATGAAGGAATACTTATATCCTTATAGGTTTTTCCCTCAATCTCTGAAACGCCGGGATATGAAATACCAAATCCACGCAGGTCGGACTGTCCAGCAATTAGTGCCGTCGTCGGAGAATAGTCAATCTCGTTGAGTTGTGTTCCATCGAGACCTATGATAGGAAGAGAACGACCGACAAATCCGATTGCGAGCACAACCCAATCCGTCTTTGTCAGGATCTTGACTAAATTTTTGGTGTCCTTATTGGATACGAGTTTCACAGGCAGTGTCTTTGCGACAATCATGTCCGCAATGGTCGCAGCCTCCTCCTTAATACCGTCATAGCATCCATCGCGTGCAAAATAGAAGGGCTTTTCCGTATCGTAGACTCCATTAAGAGCAATGCCCAGGTCATTTAAATTTCGGAGCACAAGCGTGCCACTGTGAGAGAGTCCAACAACCGTTACAGTCTGTCCAGGGCGAACTACACGGCGTAGGCGAGAAGAATCTAGCGCAACATCGAGCGGAATGACAGGCTTTCCGTAGTCGAGTTGCTTCTCAACACCACCTTGGCATAAGAAGACTTGAGCAAATACCTCAGGTAGTTCTCCATCAGCAGCAAGCTCGATAGACCAGCCCGCCTCCGTCTTTCTGAGTTTCTTGCACGTATCTACGTTAAGATTGACTGACTGTAATAAAGGACGGACAGACTGTTGGAGGAGATTGGCCAAATCTCCAAGGAGGCAGATGTCTTCAGGACCATAGGACTTGCTGAGTTCAGCAATAGGGGCTGCCGCGCTAGGATACTGCGACAGAGAATCAACAATCTGTTGCCATTTTGTGTTGCTTTTAACAGACCCCCAACGACGACCAAGGTCACCACCATCAAAATACGGGTCAATTACGGTGATTGTTGATAAATCCCGTCCCTTACGCGCAAGTTCAAGCAAACAGAGGCTTCCAGAAGCACCACAACCAATAATCGCAACGGACATTTATTCTATACTTTAAGCCTTTGTTCTATTTTTGAACCAACCTGGTTAGTTTAAAAATAAAATTAAAACGCATACATACTTCTTTAGATATCGCCAGCAGGGCTTGTACGGTTTCCACCACGTCCAGCGATGAGCGCGCGCTGCTGGGGCGTTGTGCAGACGCAACCACCGTCACAACTGAATGATCCACCGCAGCACTCAGGCTTGCACTGATTGTTCTTGAAAACAAAAAGAGAATCGGGGCCGGGCTTGAACTCGGGACCCATCAGAGGCTCATTCGGAGTATTGTACTTCCACTGGCTGACATTGTTGCCCGTCTCGAGGCGAACACCATCAAACGCACCAATCGGCTGGTATGAATCACGGCCGCCGCCGGCACCCGCACCATTCTGGAGATAGTAGTTGGCAAAGCCCTCACGGCTCGGCGAGAGTTGTGACGGCGTAACGAAAAGCATTAAGATATTGGCAACCAGAAGGATGACTAGACCGCAGATTAATAGACGGGTGTTCATTTCTAGTATCCAATGTTTTTTTTCATCCAGTCATAGGTTTCAGAAATTCTCTTATATCCAATCTCCGTGAAATCTCGAATTTCAAACATTGAGTCGCCAGTAAATACGGCAAATGTGCCGGACTCTGTAATTAAATGAATACCCTTCTTGGTGACTTTCTTTGTAGATGGTGATTTCTGCTGCCAATGACCTGCAACTTGCCACCAAATGGAGTCAGATGTCCAGAACTTTTCAGAAGAGACATCCTCTTCACCATGATAGACGCCAAGTACACGTGTGTACTTATTATTTGAATCCATGATTTCATCACCCAACCGTACATCTGAAAGAAAGATAAGGCCATTCTCCTTGTGTTTCACCGACCAATAGGGTGCAAGAATTGGGTAGTCATGTGAATCATATAGATTGTTAGTAGCAAGTTTCGCAGCAATCATTCGGTTCCATTGTGTATCAAGGTCGGGGCGATTAGGCGGAATCTCCTCCCAATCACGGAAACGATATCCGTCAATTGGAATAGTACGTGTAGTTGTATTTAGACAGATAAGGAGCGGCTCAGGTGAAATCCGTGTAGAATTTGGATGTTCACGAACGGAGATCCATGCTCCAAGACCTTCATAATAGACAAGATGGTCTGCGGAGACTCTCACTCTGCCGAGTTGGTAGAGGTCTATGTTATTCCCTTCAAAAAAGAGAACACCCTCCACTTCACTTCCATCCTCAAGAACATCACCTATCGCAAGTGTATCTATACGAACAGTTGTGCCGTCTTTCTTTTTGACTTGTGTATCTGCAGAAAAACAGAATGCACCTGCCATACCACCTGCAGAAGCACCTAGAATCGCAATTGTGGGTAGAATAATTGTAGGAATGAAAGGAATCAAGACAACAAAAAGAAGAATAATAAGGCCTATAATTATTCCCAAAATAATAATAACAACCTTCTCGACAAATTTTACAGCATTATCAATACCTACAATCATGGACATCCCTGTAAAGACTGTACTCAGGGCAATTGCATGGGCCTTTCCCATTAAATCAAGGAACCGTTGATAGATTTGTCTCAATTGAAAGCCAACATGCATGAATCTGCGAAAGACTCCATCGAGAAGATTTGAGAATTTATTCTGAAAGGTCGCCAACATTCCACGGAGACTTGTCATAATTTTACGAATCACACCAGCAGCATCCATCTGTGTGCCAAAAAGAGAGAGAAAGGGTGCAAGGGCTAGAGTAAACACTTCACGAACGATTTGATTCATACAGAATTGAAAGTTCTCTGTGGCAAACTCACTTCCTGAGCGTGTATCTCCTGCAGGAAGATAGAAGCCTGCCGCCATTATAACAGGAAGGTCGCAGCGTT